GTATGATGACGAATAGCATGAACTTACAACAAATTAAATCGCAAGCATCTCTTGATCAGAGATTGTTGATTGAAAAAGTGGAAGGATTGATTCGATCAGAATACGACAAGGATGAATTATTGAACGAAGTGAGAAAGGATTATCTCGACAGGGTTCAGCAGAAATCTGCTAAAATTATTGATCAATATACACCGTCTTTTGGACGAGATATGATGTGGAGAGATAACTACCACATTGAAAGTTTTTTCCGAAATATTGGAGATGTGCTTAATGAAACAGCAAAAGAATATGATAAAGAAAAATAAAGTAGCATTATTTTCAGACCTTCATTTGGGTCTATATGGAAATTCGACGGAGTGGCATGAGATAGCCTTAAAATGGGCTGATTGGATCGTCGCTGATTTAAAGAAAAAGAAGATTTCAGACATCTTTTTCCTTGGTGATTTCTTCCACAACCGTTCGGAGATTTCCGTTCAGACAATTCACGCCAAATTCAAGAATTTCAACCTCTTTATGGTGATTGGCAACCACGATGCGTTCTACAAGAACCGTTCCGATGTCCATAGCTTGGGATTCCTCAAGGGTCATGATAACATCACCATCATTGACCAGAATTTGGAATTTGATGCGTTTGGTAAGAAATTGCTATTCGTTCCATGGAACCATGAATTGCCGGAAGGTAAATTTGATCACATCTTTGGACACTTTGAAATTCAATCATTTCAGATGAACAATTACAAGGTTTGTGATCATGGATTCCAAGTTATGGATTTCCTAGCATCCCGAACAACCAACGTTTGGTCTGGTCATTTCCATACTAAGAGTATCAAGAAATACAATGAGGGAACAATCCGCTATATTGGCAATACCTTTCCCCACGATTTCAACGATTGCGGAGATGATAAGGGCTATCACATTCTGAATCTGGAAGATGATTCGGTGGAATTCGTGAAGAATACGGTGTCTCCAGAATTTATCAAAATTCCCCTGTCCAAGATTAAGGACTACAAAGCGGAGGATGTGGAAGGAAACATCGTAAAGCTGATCATTGACAAGGAGATGGATGATGATAAGGTGGAGAAGTTAAAGATTTACCTGTCCAACTTTGCTCCATTCCGCCTCACAACGGAATACAACGTGGCAACCAAGACAATCGGGGATGTTGAACAGGTGGATTCCATTGATATTGTGGGAATGTTTGACGAGTTCTATGAACAATTGAATTTAGAACCAGATAAATTGGTAAGAGTTAAAAAAATCAACGACGAATTGTATGAAAAGTGTAGATGAGGAATTTCCCGTAAAGGATGGTTATATTCGGGTGTATGAAGACCACACTGGTAGGTGGTATAAGGATTACACACAGGAAGAATATGATGAAGCGTTCAATTCAATTGAAATGCAAATATTTCGTGATATTATTCAAGAAGAGATTGATAAAGAAGTTATCCAAAAAATGAAACAATGCGGATGATAAAATAATATGAGACGAATAATTTATAAAAATTTAAAAGGTCAAAATTTCCTCAGTGTGGGAAATGACCAAATATCGGTTGACTTCCAATCAGGATTTAATCTGATCACTGGTAGGAATATTGATAATCCAGATCGTGTGAACGGTATTGGAAAATCAGTTATGGCCGAACTTTTCTATTTCGCATTATTCGGTAAAACCATCCGTGAAATTAAAAAGGATTTCATCATCAACAACATCACCAAAGGAAAGGGTGCCATTGAGCTTACGTTCGACGTAGAGACGGAGCAAGACGTTCAGACATACACGATAAAGCGGCAAGTCAAACCAAGCACTGTGACGCTTCTGAGATGCGAGGAAGACATCACCAAGGATTCCATTGCCAACACCGACAAATTCATCTGTGATTTGATCGGTTCCAATCCTGTGATTTGTCGTAGTTGTGATATTTTATCTCTTTCGGATAACATCCCATTCATGGCAAAGAAACCTGAAGAGAAGCGCAAGTTCATCAATGACATTTTCTCTCTGGAAGTCTTTGGTAAGATGAGCAACGAATTGAAGACTTTGATTCGTGATAATAAAGGGGAGATGAACATTTCTTCTGCCAAGTTGGAAGAAATCAATAACACATTGGAAACCCTAAACAAGCAGCAAGAAGATTATTTGAAGAAAGTCCAAGAGCGGGAAGCGATTCTTGATCAAAAGCGCAAAGAAATTCAGGAAAAGATTGATGAAACATCTGAAAAGATTGCTAAAACATCTATTATGGATATTTCTACCATCCAAACGGAGAAAGAGAAGTGGGATGATGCTTGGAGAAAGCTGGATGGAAAGATCGGTCATGTGAATAACGAAATCTCTTCCAAGGAGACTTTGAGGAAGCTGAAGGTGAAAGAAATTGAACAAATTGAGAAAGTGATATGAAAAAACAACCAATATTCGTTATTGAAAAAAGTAGGGTTGAACACTGGATAAACCATCAATCTCATTTTACACAAATTCCTTATTCATTGGATTGGGGTAAGTTGACATCTATTGAAGATTTTCTAAATGTTTTAGATAATGAAAAATCTGATGGTGATTATATTAGAATGTCTAAATTATATGATTTGTTGAATAAATTTAAAACCTATAAATTGTTACCTAACGCTAATAGAATGATTGATCGTGTTTTTGCTATATGCAAAACGGAGAGAAAAGATTTAAACGAAATTTTGAAAAATGATTAAATGTGACAAGTGCCTTCAAGAAATTCCCCATACACATGTGGAACATCTGGAGAAAATGAAGGAGCAATATCAATCCGAATTGGATAATATTGTTGAGGAAATTGATAAATTGAAGGAAGATAAATCCCAATTTCATTCCAAAAAAGAAAAGGTTCAACAAAAGGTAGCTGAATTTCAAGACCAAATCAACGAAGCTAAAGTCACCAAGCAGAAATTGGAAGGTCTGGAAATTAGTCTCAAACAATACAAGGAATCTCTGGATAATTTGAAGTTGGATGAATTACCCAAACCAGCTTTTGAGGAGAATATCATCAAGACGCAGGAGAGATATGACACGGAACGTGATAATTTCCTATTGCTCAAGCAGAAATCGGAAGATTATGAGGTGTGTAAATTCGTTCTGGGAGAAGAAGGTGTCCGTAGCTTTGTGGTGAAGAGACTCCTTTCCATGATGAACGCAAGTATCCAGCAATATATTAATGATCTTGGTATGTCCATTCGTTGTAAATTCGATGAATACTTTGATGAACAGCTTTCCAATGACAAGGGCAAGGAAATTTCTTACTGGAATCTGAGCGGTGGAGAACGCAGAACTGTCGATCTCGCGTGTGCATGGGCATTCAAGGATTTGAAAAGGAAGATTTCAGGAGTGTCATCTAACGTGGAATGGATAGATGAGGTTTTTGACGCGGCGTTTGATGAGAGGGGGTTTGATTTATTGGTAGAACTCGTCAAAAAAAGAATTGAAAAGAACGATTTGGCTGTTTATGCAATTTCCCATAGAAAGGAAATATTGAAACAAGTCACGGGATCAATTATTGAACTTGAAAAAGAAGGTGGGATTACTAGAAGAATAAACAATTGACAAATGTATAAATATGGATAAATCTCTACATGTTTGTTCAGCCATTCAGCAGTCCTTTTCCTAAGAATCCCTATTCGGTAAAAACCCCCACTCAAGAACCCCCTAAAAGGGGTAATACTTATCTAAACTTTGCCGCCGACAGGGGAGGTTGTGGTCAATATCGTATAGGATGGAGTGAGAATCACATCAATATGTGCGGATTGGGAGACTCCACCACAATCACCAAAATGGTTCTCAACAAGGATTGGTATCAGGATGTAAAAACCATCAAGCTGCAACGTCAGTGTTCCACTCAACAGAAGGAGTTCTTCAAATTCCTCAAGAGCATCCAACCCGAATGCGGATTTAAGATTGTCTATGAGGTGGATGATGTGGTATTCCACGAAGAGATTCCTGATTATAATTCATATAAACATGCATTTGCTTCCGATGAGATTCGTCAGAACTGTGTGGACATGATGAACATGGCGGATGAGGTGACAGTGACATGTAAATACATGCGTGATCTTTTCATCGAGAAGACGGGACAACAGAAGACTTCAGTAGTCCCCAATTTCCCCCCCGAATGGTGGATTGGACATCACTATAATTATGGTAAGGTCATCCAGAATTTTGATAGAAATAAAAAGAAACCACGCATCCTTTATTCAGGATCGGGAGCGCACTTTGATGTGAAGAATGTCACGGGACAACAGGATGATTTCTCCCATGTTCTGAAATTCATCATTGATAATCGCCACAAGTATCAGTTTATTTTCATTGGTGCTTATCCCCCTCCCCTTCATCCTTATGTTAATAACAAGGAGATTGAATTCCACCCTTGGCAATCTTTGATGGATTACCCTAAATTCATCGCTTCTTTGAATCCCCAATTGCTTCTTGCGCCCTTGAAGGACATACCATTCAACAGATCAAAATCCGATATCAAATACATCGAGGGAGCTTGTTTGGGTATTCCTTGCATGGTGCAGGATATGGTGACGTATGAGGATGCTCCCGATTTCCTTAAATTCACAGATTCTACCGATTTGGAACAGAAGGTGGAAACGATTCTAAATTACAAGAACCGTTCCAAATATTACAAGCTGGTTCCAGAGCTTAGAAAGCTTGGGGAAAGCAGATTCCTTGAAAGACCGGAGAATATCGGGGCATTCTTGGAGCCACTTAATACAGCATGGGGTGATCCATCCCGTAGGTTCATGAAATATTGGAATGATTAATTATGAAAAAAGATGATAAAATTTTGGGAATTATTTACGAGTCTATCAGATTTGGCGATATCGTTCTGATTGATGAACCCGATTTTGGATGGGACGGGATATTTGAATCTATCCCCCACAATGATTTATTCCTTCTGGAATCATTTGAGAAAATCAAAGACAAAGAACCGTTTGATGACGGCGTTTTTGATGCGTATGAGATTGAATTGAAAAATGGTCAGAAATTCCAAGTAACTTTGAGCTACAACAATGCCAAGCGTATCCGCGATATTTCAAACAAAGCTTCCCTTGAAGCGGAACACAAGAATCAGATGGAAATTGTTTCAGGATATGAACCATTTTTAAATATCCAAGATGGAGAATATGTGATGATGGTTGAGTTCAAGGATTCCAGTGGGCGACATGATGACACTGGAAATGTGGGAATCCATGCCTTGGAATTGTTTGAGATGTTGAAACAATCATTCATCCACAGTGTTCAAGGTGGATTCGCGGACAAGTTGGTTGGTATCATGATGAGAGTTGATAAGAACAATCCAAGACGGATGAATTTCTATAAAACATTGCTGAAACGACATATCAGCAAGGACTTCCCGAACATTTTTGTCGATCCCAATACAAACAGTGCAAGGGGATATGATTTATTGGTTGCTACCAAGTGATTGACTTAGAAAGAACCTGTGGTAATCTGTTGATGTGTATAGGAACTGTGTTTACAACAATCGGGAAAGAAAGATCACACTTTTTTCATGGAATGAGAATGGGGAGCGCATCCGCGAAGAACATGATTTCAAGCCCTACATCCTTTTGGAAGACAAGAAGGGAACGGAGAAGTCCATATATGGGACATCTCTCACGAAACGCGAATTTGCCAGTGGATACGACAGGAATAATTTCGTAAAAGATAGTAATATTAAGCGGATTTATGAGAATTTGCCACCATATCAGCAATTCCTGATTGATAATTATTGGTCTGTTTGTGAGGATGATAATTTCTCCCAACATCCTTTGAAGGTGGCTTATTTTGATTTGGAATGCCCGAATTCCTCACATTTTCCCGAACCGGAATTAGCTGAATCGATAATCAATCTGATCACGATCTATAATTCCGAATCCAAGATGTATCATGTATTTGGATTGAAGAATTTTCACACCACGAGAGATGATGTGAAATATTATTGGTGCAAATCCGAAGAGGAGTTGCTTAAATCATTCATCAAATTATTTCAAAAGGAAGGTTTCGATGTTTTAAGTGGTTGGAACATAGCAGCATTCGACGTTCCATATCTTGTAAATCGAATCACCTTTCAATTGGGGAAGGAATGGGCTGATAAGCTGTCCCCAACAGGTAGAATTTATGAAAAGACCAATCCAAACGGTAAATTTGGAATGCCATCCAAGGAATATGTGGTCGAAGGATTGTCAATCCTTGATTATTATGTGATTTATCAGAAGTTCAATCTGGAGAAACAGGAATCGTATAAGCTGGATAACATCGGGGAAGTTGAATTGGGGATTAATAAGGTAGCTCACGAAGGCAATCTCTGGGAACTCGCAAAGAATGATTGGAATACCTACACTGATTACAATATACGCGATGTGGAAATCGTTGTGGGGTTAGATCAAAAAAAGGGATATATCAATCTCATCCGATTCCTTGCATACACCGGATTATGTGATCTGGAAAGCGCAATCAGAACACTTCCAGCAATGAACGGAGCAATTGCCATACGCGCCCGTATGCGGGGGGAATACATTCCCACGTTCATTCGTCCCGTGACGGATTTCCGCGCTCCCGGTGGCTATGTGGCAGAACCAAAAATTGGGTTTGCGGAGAACATCGTATCCTTTGATGCCAATTCCCTGTATCCATCGGTGATGATTTCCTTGAATCTCTCTCCTGAAACGAAGATTGGGAGGGTGGAGAAGGATGGGGATAAGGTAAAAATCCATCATGTTTCTGGTAGGTTATTTGAGATGACACCTGAGAACTTCAAGAAATTC